CGACATCATGTCCGCGCCCGACAGCGTGTCCTGATTCGTGGCAGCGAGGTTGTACAGCTGGCCAAACTTTTGATCGAAGGGATTTTGCAGGTTCTGAACGAGGTCGTTCGCTTCCCAGTGGGCTTGGCTCTTGACCCAGCCGATGGCTCCCGCCGCCAATCCTGCAATGATGCCGGTGATTGGATTCGTGAGTAAGCCGCCGATGGCGCCGAGGCCTCCACCGCCTGCTGTACCTGCGGTTCCGGCTGCTCCTGCGGCGCCTGCTGCAGCACCACCGGATGCAACACTTCCACCAATTCCAAGAGCGCTGGAAATGATGTCCCCCAGCTTTGTACCGAGCTGCGCCAAGTGGTCTGTGAGTGGAGAAATCAGTCCCTTCAAAAATGAAGTCAACATGCTTTCGGCAGTGTCCTGCGCGATGCTCTTCAATGAGTCCATGCTGAACTTGCCGTGAACGACCATGTCGGCAAAGCTGTTGGCAAGCCGGTCCGTCATGCGGACGAGGGTGCTGGCGAACTCATCACCCATCCGGTTGTGAATCGCAATCTGTTCGGCAACCGCTCGCTCTTCTTCTTTAATGCGCTTCTGAAGTGAAACAATGGTGTCATCTAGATCGGTATGACGTAGACCTTCCATTTTGTTGAAAAGAGTTGCGCCGGACCCGAGCGCCTTTTCATTCGCGGCCTCCCACGCATCGCCGGTACTGGCTGCCGCCGTGGCGATAACGGCTGCAGCGTCGACAGTGGAATAGGAGAGCTTGCTGGCGGCCACTTCCGAGCGTTGAATCGCAGCGGTAAATTTGTCGGCCTCATCGGAGGTGACTTGAAAGCCCTTCAGCCAGGCATCGACAAACCGAGCGGCGTCTTCGACATGTTTTTGGTAGAGTTCCGCCTGCACCGCGCGCCAGGCGGTCTCAATCTTTTGCTGTGCCTTGATGGCTTCTTCATACTCTTTGGTTTTTCGAATGGTGGTTTCGATCGAATCCGGCAAGTCGTCTCGATGCAGAATCATCAACTTGTTGACTTCCGCCGTGACTTGCTGCCAGGACTTTCCGGTCTGATCGATCGTGACCCCGAGTGTTTCGAGTACCTTGATATTGGCGAACGTCTGCTCGACAGCCTTCGTCTGGGAAGCGGCAACCTGTTCATGGGTCCTTTTGAGATCCCCTTCGGTTTCCAGAATCTGTTCAAACAGATAAGCCAGTGCCGCGAATTGACCCACCACCGGAACGGCGGCAATGGTCAGGCCCATTTCGGTGGCCGCGGTTCCCAGCAATACGAATCCAGCTTGGATTTTGGGGACGAGGGTTCCGACTGCCGCCAGGCCCAGAAGCAGGCCGCCGGCGCCGGTAATAGCAGTCGCGGCGCCGAACGCGGATTTCGTCAAGCCCTCGTTCTCGCTCGCGAATTCCCGGACTCCAACGATGACGTTCTGTGCCTGAACGGCATAGTCGTTTAACGAGGGGATCAGGGCGTTCCCGACGGCATTTGAGACGCCTTGAACGGCATCCTTGATCTTGCTGAGGTTGTCGTTGAAATCATCGGCAGCGCGTGACGCATCGCCCGACACAACAATTCCGAAGCGGGTGGCTTCGTCCCCCATTTCCCTTATTCCATCGCGTCCCAAATTTAAGGTGGGAATCAGAGCGATACCGCCGCGACCGAATATCTCCACGGCAAGTGCGGATTTCTGTGTGCCGTCCTCCATGGCGCGAAACTTGTCGGCAACGTCGAGCAAGATACTGTTCATGGGTCGCAGCTGCCCATTCGTATCGATGACCTTGACGCCCAGCTCCTTGAACGCGTCACTTCCGTTGTTCGCGGAACTGGACATCTTCTTCAGGCCGGAGGACAGTTCTTCGAAGGACGCTTCGTTCTGCTCTGCAGCGTGTTTCAGCTTGGATAGTTCCTCCGTGCTGATGCCGGTCTGAATGGAAACCTTGTTGAGTTGTTCGCCCAGGTCCGCCGAGGACTTCACCATCGTCAGCATTCCCGCGACGACGGCGCCACCGGTGGCGGTCATCGCCAAACCGAGGTCGGTTGCCGCCTGGACGCTGGGTTTAATGGTCTTCTCAAACTCTTTCGCTTCCTTGGCAGCGCCCTTGATGGCGTTATTGAAGTTTTCGGCCTGGAGCTCCAGCTGAACGTACAGGTTGGCTATCGTCGCCATGACTCACCCTCCTGCCGTGGGAGAACGCCGCTTCGCTCTCTCGACACCTTCAGTTGCCTTTGCTGCCAATCGCGCTTCATCCGCCTCTTCCTTTTCGATCTTGAGAAACTCGATAAGCTCCGCCATTTCTCGTGCGCTCCAGCGGCGCTCCAATTCCGATACCGGACACAAGTACTTGTGATGGGCGAGACCGACTAAGAAACGGCGGTCGTCTCGCTCCCGGAGTTTTTTGAGATCGCCTCCAAGTCCTCCTGGCTGATGCCGCTCAAGCGGGCGGCCACGTCGTACAGCGTGGAGACGATGTTGGCGTTCTTGCGGCCAATGGCAGCGGCGTCCCCTTCGGCAAAGAATCGGCTGCCGTCCTGGTTACACACCGCAATCTCGACCAGTCGTTCGCGCGCGGTGATCATCCGGGACTTCGTCAGATTCACCTTGCTGCCCTGTTTGTTGTTCTCGACGCTGATGGCCTCGTACTCCCATGCGGCTTTCTCGCCCGCATTCAGAGAACGGACATAAAAGTCGTCGTTCATTTCTTTGATGTGGACCTTTTCGATGGTCTGGTCTGCAAATGCTAAAAACTCGGATCGATTCATTTTGAAAACTCCTTCACAGTTAGGTTGTTGGCTGACTTCGCACTCTTGCGAATGCGCTTTGCTGTGACACCCGCGCCAGCCGAACGGGACTGCCAATTACAGAATCAGTGGGCTCAGCGCCATCCCCTGGTTCAGCTCCATCTCTCTCCGGATCTGAGCGGCCTGCGTGAACGGCATGTCGGTCATTTCCGCAACCACACGCGTCATCTCGTCATCGGTTTCCTGCTGCACAATCCGTTGATTCAGCGCTTGCCGATGGCAGGCCACTTTGTTGAGCAAGACGCGGAGTCCCAATCGTGTCGAGACATGGCGCCAACCCTCGAGGCCAGCAATCTTCTTGTTGAGGGCCCGGATCTCCAGATCGCAAAGACCACGGTCCCGCTTCCATTGCTCCAGCATTTAGGTGATATCCCGGACCAGCGAACCGCTGGAGATGGCAAACGCCAGGGCGCGCTTCGCCTCTTCGCCGACATTTCCACCCATGGAATCGGAGAGGATCATGCTGGTGAATTGATATTCCGGGTTGTTCACGCCCTCGGTGAACGACTGGGCAATCCCGAACTCGATCGCGATGGACGGATTGGAAGTGAACAATCCATCGACGATCTCGTCGACGAGGTTGTCGGCGATATCGTCGAACACGCTGGCGGACAGTTGAACGTCCTTCAGTCCGGAAATTCTCGCCTTCCAGGTATTGGCGAATACGGTGTTGTCGAGCTCCGCCTGGGTGCGGTTCAGCTGAGCCTGAAAGACATCGGCAACCATATCGCTTCCGCCCAGTTTGAGCCGGCACGCTAACATTTGATGTGACACTTGACCCTCCTAATTGATCCCCACGGCGCCATACACCGTGAGTGATGTCCCCGTGAATGCTGAACAGATGACGCGCCAGAACGTCTGCGTAATGGCGCCGGCTACCGGCGTTGCAAATTGAGATGTGAGTCCGGTGATCGTGGTGAACGTGATCCGATCGGTAAGATTGGTGCCGATCGCATCGTCAGCGCTCTGGACTTTAAATACCGCTGAAGTGAAGCTGCTCTTTACCGTGGCGTGAATCTGCGCATACAGCTTTTGAGTGGCAAGCACCCCGCCGATATCCAGATAGCTCCCGTTGAACGTTCCGGTCTTGGCGCCCACCGCCATCATGAAACCATTCACCAGAACGTATCCGGAGATCCGCCCATCGGCATTCCACTCGGCACGCTGGCCGACACCGCCACCCACCTGGTATTGGCCCTGCTGAATGACTCCAAACTTCGTGCGATCGAAAACCGTGGCGCCGCGCAACGTCACGAGCATCGGAACGTTGGAGAGCGATTGTCCGTTCGACAGCGCTTCGTCCTGTCCGGCCGCGGTGGTATCGATGATGCCAGCCATTCCGAACACGCCGTCCAGCAAGCCGGAGCCGCGGCCGCGCCAGCCTCCGGATCCATACGTGGTGTCGTCCCATTCCTTCTGAGATCGGTCGATCTTGATCTTGTTGGTATCGCCCGTCAGGTCGTACTGGCCCAGAAGTATTTTGCAATTCGTTAGCGGGAAGTGACCCATGAGTGCCTCACAATGCTGCGGACCAGCGAAAGTCGCAGATGAAATCCAGTGTTGCGCGGTACGCTTCGTGCTCGCTGTCGAGCCGGTCGACCGCGGTAATCGCTCCGTCCGTTCGAATGTCGAGGATGGTTTCCCCGCCGTAAACTCCGCTGACCCGCGTCACCGGGAGAAAGCAGTTGATGATGGCTTCCCGTAAAGTGGTTCGTTCCGCAGACGTCGGGGCAATCCCATCGACCTGCACGCGGATCGTGCAAAGCTGTGGCCGGCCGGCAAACGTGTAGTCCCGCTCCACCTTGCTGATCTGAATGAAACGGGCCGCCGGCATCTCGATTTCCTGCGGAAAGATATCCGGCGTGAAATTCTGGCCGATCAATGCATGCAAGGCGGCGTTAGCGGTCTTCAAGGCGGTCAGGGCCGTTTGCAGGCTCACCGCTTCACCATCTCTTTCTCAATGCCGTTGCCGATCAATGTGCCGATTGTGGCAAGGACCTGCGCCTGGGTCTCGTCCCAGGCCGGCCGGGCAAACGGCTGTGGGCTCTGTTTGGTCGTCCCATACTCCGGGAAGTACCCATAGAAGCCTTTACGAGACGGGCCGGTTCGCGCGACACAACCAGTCGCGGATTGTTCACTGATGACTGTGATGATGTTTTCCTTCAGGCGATGTTCGGATTGAGATTCATCAATCGGGGCCAGTTCTCCCATCCGGACGCGGGTGTGCTCCATCCCTTCCCGCGCGGCGCGCACCAGAATCAACTTCTGTGTCCCCAGCGCCAGCGGCAGGTTGTTCATGCTCGCGATCATGTCGGAGAGACCCTGAACCTCTTCGTCCATCTATTTCACCTTGGAGACGTAAATGGCCATGTACTGCTTGTAATCCTCGTCCTGTTGAACGTCGTGAATGTTCCACGTGGCGCCGCGCCACACCGCTTTCATCAACACATCGATGTCGAGTCGGTAGTTCGTGGTGAACTTCCTCGAGATCTCCGAACTGATCGACTTCAACATTTCAAATTCCCGCCCACTCACCGGCGCCGCGGCCGCCCAAAGTGTTGCCACCAGGATCGGGTCCGGAATCTGCTGACCTTCGGAGTCCGCCACCAATTTGTAGCGATAGATCCGGATCCGCTGATCCATCTTTCCGGTCACGACTCACTCCGAACAATCCAGGTGTCCCATTCCGCGCTGGGGTAGTACCCGATCTTTCCTCCCGAGTCCGTCACCTTGAATCGCCCCTTGTATTTCCCGGGCACCAGGTCCGAAGCATCTGGCGAATACCGCACCCGCCACGCATCCGCATCCTGGATCGCGACATCTCCGGACGTATCCAGCAGGCTTCCGTCTTCAGTCTTCCGAAGCACCAGAGCGATCGTGCTGCCGGACAACGACGTCGACGGCGTCTCTCCGTCCTGCAGCAGGAAGGCGTCGACCGGCGCCGTCCACCCCGCGACCAGCTCAAACGTTGTGGCCATCTACGCCTGCTGACTCGCGACCAGGCTATCGATGGTTCTCTGCGCCACATCGATCGAACCTGGTACCGAGGCCTGGTCTCCGCGATTCCGGTAGTACTTACAGACCTCCAGGAGAACGGCATTCTTCAACGCCTGAAATCCGCGAATATCCGCTCCCACAAAGTGAATTCCACTGCCGGCCGTCGTCGGAGAGATGGCCGCCCCTCCGGATGTCAGCGACAACTGGAATGTGGATCCACTGGGATTGACCACGAAGTACGGCATCAGAGAGAGCAGGCCCGCCGGCAGCTCCCCACCACTGTTCACCAACTGCACAATGTCCCCGGTCTCAAACGATCGGCCGAGCGCCGTCAACACGGCGGAGCTCCCGGTCGCGGTGAACGGGGCGGCCATTCCCGCTTTGAATCGCACCATCACGGCATTGGGCTGGCAGCGTGTCGTCGGCCAGATGAGGTTGTAGCCCAGAGAAACAATCCCCAGCCTCCGATCGGTGATGCTGTAGTTGTCGGCGCTGAACGTCTGGGTCGTTCCATCCGAATAGATGTAGGTGATCGAATCGATCGCAATCAGGGGAACGCACGGCAAACGAATCTCTCTGCCGCACGGGAACGCATCCATCGGAAAATCAAATGTCGTGGCCAGCAGTACCTTGTAGCGCTTCGAATTGCCGCCAGTGGCTGTCTCAATCACTTCGCGGGCCGTGGAAATGTTGGCCCGGATCAGTGCATCGTCTTCCGTAATATCGGCATCTCCCTTGATGTGGTTCTTCGCCTCATCCAGGGAGACTGGGTCGCCGTACGACGGAAGGTAGATGCTCAAGCTCATTCATGACCGCCCGTTATCGTTCCCAGTAGCCGATTTCGACTTCGTAGGAATTCGCGCCCGACTGCGACGCGCGCCACAACACCAGCTTGTAGAACGACTGCGGTGGAATCACGACCGGAGGACAGATGATCGCGCGCTCGTACTCCGTGGTTCCTTCCAGCGGCATTCCGGCAACAATCGCGGTCCCGCCAAAGTCAAAGACGAGCAGATCGCCGACAACCGAGATCGGAGTCCGAACCCGCTGATGCGCGACCACGCGTTGGGCCCCGGCATTCGCTGTGGCCACCACCGCTCCGCCGTACATCAGCGCCTGAGAATTGCCAGGCATGTTTCCGTTGGGATTGACCAACGTCAGCGCGGATCCGCCAGACGTGTATCCGGCGCCGGAGTCGATGGCATGCGTGGCGTAGTTCAATGTGCCGCCGGCTCCCGCTGCCGTCAGCATGAGTTTGATCATGTCGAGGTAGAGGTTCTTGCCGCCGACTGGAGCGTTGTTCTTGATCAGCACGAACGGCTTCGTATTGTCGAAAGTCGTCGGAGCCGCGTGACCCGCAAGTCCCGTACCTGGCGTTGGATTCAGGCCAACGAAGTAACTCCCTTCGTCCGCCAGCACGTATTTCTTCAATGGAACGGGAACGAAGTACTTTTCGCCGTATCCGTTCGCGCGATCCGAGTCCGTGTTGATGTTCCCATCGGCAAGCTTGGTGGTGGGTCCTGCAGAAACCTTCATCGTCATCTCAATTCTCCTTAAGCCGGTTAGGCCTCAATCGCATAGGTCAGGATCACGTCAACGTGTGTACAGGTCACCAGCGTGCCGCCTGTTTTCCCAATCGTGATCGCAGTGTTCGCATCGTTCTGGATGAAGCTCGCGCCATCCGCAAGCACCGACACATTTGCCGTGTTGGGTTTCACGACGGCGCTTTGGGTGAGCGCGGCAATGAGCGCCGATATCAAAGTGGCCGCACCTGCGGACTGTGTTGCCAGGATCACGACGGCCGTCGACGTGCCGGCGTTTCCACCGATTGCGATCAAGGTGCAGTCGATCAGTCGATATTTGAGTCCGGCAATAGCCGGGAGCAGTGTCAGTCCGGCGTTGACCTGCGCAACGGTTGCCCTCGTCCGCAAGGTTCGCGTGATCGGGTTTCCCGAGCCATCCACCAGGGCGCGGTTGGTGCCGTCGATATGGAAAATTTCGTTTCCGGATTTGTCGTAGAAGTAGAGATCGCCGCCGACCCACTCCGACTTGACGTTGCTGTGTGCCATGAATTCTCCCTATTGTGGTCACGGCCGACCCGTGACCACATTGAAGCGGTAGTTCCGCTTGTTAAATGCAGCTCACCGAGTTTTCGTAACGCTGATCGCCCAGCCCATCGGCAGCAGCCAGCATCACGGTTGCGGTCGCGTCAATCTCTGCGGTCAGCCATGGCTTTCCATCCGGCATGTCGCTGGAATCGAATTCCACGATGACTTTGCGATGGTCGTAAGTGGCGGCTGTCAACGTCAGTCCGGTGGATGGGGATGCAGTGAACACGCCCATCACGTCAGCCAAAGCGGCCTTATAGTCGCCGCCGCCCAGGCGATAACTGAATGCCAGCGCCGTGGTTTTGGCTCCTGCAGTCGCGCCCGCGTAGAACTTCAAAATCGAGTTGCCAGTGATGGCCCCGAAAAGAAATGCAATGCGGACGCTGTGCAGAAGACCCATGTTCACGGAATCGGCGTCGATGCCGGAAGAGCCGTAGTCCTTGGCCTCGATGATCGGGATTTCTTTGAATCGTTCGCTGATCTTCATTGATTGCTCCTTACGACCGTGTCGCCAGCGTGACGAAGTAGCTTCGTGTCAGGCTGCCTTTGAATGGGGTGACTTTGGCTTTGAGCTTCGGCTGACCGCCCACGCGATACGTGATACGGAAGGTCATCTCGTCGTTCAAGAAACGAACGTGCATCGATGACGCCTGGTTGATTCCGCCCTTTCGGATCAGACGGTATCCGGTGAAGTCGGCGAGGATCACATCGCCGGAAGTTCCGAGCGCGGAGCAGTACTCCACTTCGATCACCGGCCGGCCTTTGATCCGCAGGACGCCCTGAGCGTCATAGTTGACAAAGCGCGGCTCGAGCGCACCGGTTCCCGCAGGAATCGACAGCTGATCGATTTGCGGGCCGAGCTCACCGTTGATCAACCAGACCGCTTTCGCTTTGGAGGCTCCAAAGAGCCGAACCCACATATCGGAAATGTTCTGGTTGTTGAAAGTGGCTGCAGCCTGGCCTGTCGCCTTGGTCACATCGATGGTTGCCACGTGGGCAAGAATGCCGAGCGGCTTGTCCGCGTTGCCGTCTCCTTCAACGATCGCGTCTTCGGTCATGAAGGTGAGGTCGTCGACAAACGCTTCGTTGTAAATGCCGGTCAACGCCGAGGCGTCGGCCAGCAACTCGTCGGTCAGGTACGCGGCGCCGACCAACTTACCGAGATCGGTCGACCGTTTGT